AAGTACTGCCTTTTGTTTTTCTGATATTTTCATATTTTGCCCCCTAGTAGTGGTATATCGAACTCTCTGCCGTCTTTGTCGCCTAACTTTGTAAAGCTACAGTGAAGATGTGATCTGTGTGGGTTAATGCCTCTGTACTTACGCCACTTCCAATTTAGAATTTTTGAACATATCCGCCCGTTATAGATGACGTATGATATGCGTGGATCCGATTTGGCTGCGATTCTGATTTGGTCAGCCAAATAAGGTGCGAGGCTGTCGGATGACTGTAACCGAGCATTAATATCAATTGCTCTGACGACCCCAGACTTGTCTGGATTATGATCCGATTTTCTGGCGGAGTGACGACTATCGCCCAGCCATCCTTCTGGACTGGCAGTACTGCGATCTGGAAACCACGTATCAATTTGTTCTCGTAGTTGTACGCCAGCTGCACACAGCCAGGGTTGTTTACTCATCCTCAGTTACATTCGGGGTGGATTGTGCCGCTATCATCTCATCATAAGTTGACTTCAGCATTGAGGTAAACTCCTCGTTGCCTCGGTCAATTAAAGCAAACTCTACTTCTACGCCGTCAATTCCTGGTACTAAAAAAAAGGTTACATTGTTCATATTATAACTCCGCTGTTAGTGCTAGATAGCCTGATGTACTGTTATTTGCTAACGCTCTTGCAAATCTGCCACCAGTTATACCAGTAGCAAATAAATTAACATTTACTATATTGCCGCTAAAACTGTTTGTGTCAAATGATGCACTAGTTACTGCAATCAGAGATAATCCTGTATCTTGAATTGCTATATTTGAAAACTCTACTGCCGTTGGTACTGCTCTAAATCTTACTGGTAAATTTATAAAAGCAGCAGCAGTAGTGCTATTTACTGTCCAACCAGTTGATGAAACTATGGCATAAGCCTCTGTGCCATCACCTGCTCTGTAGTAATACCTTTGACAAGCGGCTAACTCGCCTTGAAATGTGCCACCTGCGTATTCAAAGGCTGTAGCTGTTGAACCTAATTCTAATTTAGATTCAGCAATATAAAGAAAATCACCAGCGGTAGTATCTGTTACATCTGACCAAATAAACAAAATAAGATTTTGTGTACTAGCAGTATCTACTGGGGCAGTTATTGAATATGTCGCATAAGATGTAGTTAAATTAAGATTCGCTGGAGTATTTTCATAGGTAGCGTTAGCAATTAAAGTAGGGTTTGTGCCTTCTGCACCCCAAGCACTGATTATGTCACTAGTTACCGTATCGGCTGTGCCTGACCAAGCCACAATAGCGGCTTTAACATTATCTAATTTAGTAGTAGCAGATACTTTAGCCTTAAAACTAAAGGTAACAGTATTGCCAACCAAACCTATTACATCTTTGTTTTCTATAATAGTTGCTATACCAAATTTTTTATTAACAGTTTCTACATCTAACGCTATGGCAAATTCACCATTAGTAGGTACTGTTGTAGTATTTTGAGTAACATCTATAACATCATTACCATCACTAAGAATATACCAGCGGTCTAATGTATAAGCGTCATCATTGTTAGCACTACCAGTTGAAGTAAAAGATGTGCCACGCTGGGCAACGGCAAAGCCACCATTTATCAAATAGTTTTTATTTACAATACCAACTGCCCCTGATAATGTGTTTAATGTGCCAGAAAGATCGTTCATATTGGCAGCTGTTAATACATCGCCTGTTACGTAATCGTCTTTTACTGGAAATCCTATAGCCATCTATACTCCTTAGTAACTTAGGACATTATAGCCCAAAGTACCATAAATGCTATTATTTAGGATAAATGCATCTATGACTGGCTCTAGTGTCGTGAACGTAGTTTTCCAACTATTCGGGGTTATTGCCATCCGTACCCCAAAAATCTGTAAGGTTTTATCTATGGTCGATCCGCCAGGTTGAGTAGTAATTACTTCAATAGGATCAAAGAAATCTAAATCTAAAGCTGCAATAATGCCTGAGTTGTAATTATCTGTGTATAGGTCTAAGACTATGGCATCGCATCTAATAGAAGTTTCTTGTCTGCTAGCCACATAAGCCAGGGCATAATCTAGGGCTACCGCATCTGTTTCCATAAGTAGGCCATCTAAAAAGTAGCTGTGAAGAAAGTATTTATCTATGCTGTCTTGGTCTAAAGCTACCTGTGGGCTACCACCAATTCTAGTAATTGTAGCCTTATTAAATATAAGCACATCATTTAATATCCAAGTAGCATCAAAGTAATCTATGCCTGTGCCATCATCTGCAAAAACTGTAGGTGTGCCACCGATAGAACTAGCTGTAACGCCTCGATCTTGAAATACAAACTCACCATTAGCATCTACATATAAAGCGCCATACTCTGACTGCGCTACAGTTTCTAATGCTTGTAATGCTGTGCGGTTAGTGCCTGGGTCTGCCTGTAATGTAGTTAAACCTGCATCGACATCACGCATGGTGGCTGGCCAGTCAATTTCATCTAATATCTCATTGATACGAGTACCTGATAGATCGCCAGCCGTTGCACCTGTTACAGTGCTTATCTGTGCTAACTGGGCTAATCTAAAAGCATCTACAGCTTGAATAGTGGTTATGGCTAATTCATCAAAACCTGAACTATCTGGGTATGTTGTAACATAACTTGTAATAAACCCTGAAAATATAGGATAAGTAACGCTGTTGTATGTAGCGCTTATCTGCACCTTCTTCATAGGTGTCAAAAATGTAAAGTATGGGCTAGATGTATTCTGTGGGTTAAAATCACCATTTTGATCTATTATGCGTAATGTAAGTGATCCTGTTTGGAATTGATCGCTAAGAGCGGTACGGCCTCGGTTAGTTTCTATGCGGTTAATTTGATTAGATACATCTACCACTAATGCAGCAGAATCGGCTAATATGTTTGTATCTAAAATACCTGTGCCAAGTATCATGGCCTGAGCAAAACTAGGGCCAGTACCAAAGTTAATTACTGCATTTATTACAGGTACTGTCATTAGAACCCTTGTCCAGCAGGTACTGTGCTGTATCCATTTCTAGTGGCTACTTGGATACTTTCTGCAATAGCTTGGCTCATCCTATCGCCTGCCGCAGCTGTGTCTACAGTTATTCTAATCTCTGGTGATGATGATTGGCTCATCGCTGGCGTAAATCCTAATGCTAAACCTAATTGTTGAGCAGCATCACTATAACCAAAATAAGGGTTATTGATTGCTACATCTGCAAGGTTACCCATACGGCCACCACCACCAGTGCCAGTAATAGTTCCCCCTGGGCCAATTTGATCTGGGCTAACTCCAAAGGATAATAATAAGTTTTTAGCAGCTTCACTTAATGCGTAAAACTGAGTAGTTAATTCTTCTGTGGCTTTCTTGCCTTCCATCTCAGCCAATAACTTCTTTGCTAATGCTTCGTTATTATCTAGGATTGCTAACTGGGCTCTTAGACGTAATTTAGTTTCACCATCTGTGGCTTCGTTAAGTGCCTTAGTTAAACCAATACGTTCAATATCAAACTTGTCTTTAAGCTGATCTATAGCAGTCTTAGCCTTTAATGTGGTTACTTCTTGCTTTTTTAACTTTAATAAATCCTGAGATGCTTTAATTTCTTGTCTTCTTTGTGCAGCTAAAATACGACCTTGTGCTGGAGTTTCTCTAGCAGGTGCAGTAGGGAATCTACCCTTACTGTTTTCCTGAGCCAACTTATTAAGCATGTTGAATATGTTTGTGCCAAATACAATATCGCCTAAAGTCTTAGCGCCAGGTATAGATTTAATCTCGCCAATTAATACGCCTAAACCTTCGATGGTCTTACCCGTAGACTTGCCTAGGTTTTCCATCTTTCTAGTAACTTCATCAATACTATTATCTTTGCCTATTGCTTGTAGTGCTAGTAATAAACCTTCACCAATTTCTTCTTTAGCGTTTTCCGATGCAACTCTTAATAAGTCCATCTGTCCAGCGTAAGTACTTAATCTAGCTTGCGCTTGGCCTGCAAACTTGTTATTAAGCTCGGCCATAATTGCATCCATGTCACCAGCCTTTAATAAGGCTTTATCTAAGCCAGCGCCTAATCTACTTAATCCTGTGGTGTTACCAGCGTAGGCACGTGATAAGGCTGCGGTTACTTGGCTTAATGATTTACCAGTAGCAGCTGATACATTCATAGCAGTATTTAATGCTTCTTGGCTTGTGGTGATTGATCCTGTTACAGTTAATAATTGTTGAAATGCTGGGCGTAATTCATCATCTAATACGCCTGTGGCCTTCTGTAAATTGGCTATGTATAACTCTACCCCTGGTGCGCTAAATTGGTAGCCAGTATTTTTTAACTGTGTCTCTAAAGACTTGGCAGCCTTCTCATCGGCTATAAACGCTTTTACTGCTTCTTTGCTGAATCTAGTTAATGCTGTTACTGAGAATGCAGCTAAAAAAGTTCTTTGAAAAGATTTTAACTGCTTTTCAAATATACCGATTTCTTTCTTGCCTTTTTTAAGTCCTTTATTATTAAAAGTACTGAGTGCAGAGACGACTATATTGGCCACTATGCGACCTTCTTTTCTGTAGTCTTATTAAAGTGTGTAGCTGTGGCATTAATAGCCTTAACTATTACGCCATAAATATCACCACTATCTTGCGCCCATGCTTTGTAAATCAAACGGCCTTTAGTCTTGCGACCACCACCCCTAGCGCCTTTAACTTTAGGCTGAGATGTAAGGGTAGGTAGATCAGTAACAAACTGATAGCCAGCGAATGGATTATTAGAACTATATGCAGATGTGCTTCTACTTTTTCTGCTACCTGATTGCTTAAATGCCATTGTGCCGCCACCCTCTGCAACAGATGTAAATGGCGCTCTACCTTGTGGGTTTAATCTACCTGCGGTCTCATAGATACGACCAGCTGCGCTTATGTTATAGACATAACTTTCAACTGTATAGCCATTACTAAATCTTCGGTTTTGGCCTTCTTTGTATCCAATACCACCACGAACAGTATCTGAATCATATTTAGGGAATGGGCGATAATCTACAGTAGATGATATTGGTTTAGCCCAGCCAGACAATACATCGGAATTACTTACTACAAATCCTTTAGCCTTAGCTTCTACGCCTTTCATAACAGGTTCTACGGCTAATTTAACACGCCTATACATATCTTCGTCAATAAATGTTAAGCCATTGATAACGTCTTTAACGCCTACGATTTCTACTGGCATCTCTGACCTTTCTGGCTCTATCATTCAAAACCTGAACTATTGCGTTAATCATTTCTGAATCCATGTTAATAAATTCACTTGGCGCTATCCCAGTTTCAACGCTTAATGCAGCGATGCTATAAACTAAAGAATCTGGGCGTGTTATTTTTTTTCTTCGTCTAGTACCTCGACAGTTTCTAAGCTGTCAATAAATTCATCAAACGATAGAGATACTTGACCGCCAGCCCTGCGTAAACATTCCCAAGCTAGCCAGAATATATCTGACTGCTTCTCATCTTCACGCAAGGCCTTACTAATTCCCATGCCTCTTTTTAACTCGAAAGCGTACTCGACACCTGGTGTTATCTTGTGCTCAGATACATCACCATTAGCCCTTGTTATCTTTAGCTTTGCCATTACTACTCCTTAGTTAAAACGCCACTGTAGGCGATACTGTTACCACGGAGTTTACTGTAAAGGTCATTGAAGAGGTAGCAATTTCAGCCACGCCACCCTGACCTAGTGGAGTTAGGTTATTTACCAAAATTGAGAATTGGTAGGTTGGGTTAGCAGCTGAGACAGCAGTACCTTTAACAGTGATTACTGATACAGCTAGAGTCTTGCCAAATGCCTCATTTAGAGTTTGCATTACCTGAGCATTCGCCCACTCATTGTTAAAGTCAATAGTAAATGTTGAGTTTTCTAGTCCAGCCACGTACTTGTGAGCTGTATCGCCCATAGCTGTAATTTCTAACTCATCTACTACCTTGTTTATTACTGCGCTTGTTACGTAAGCGCTAATATCGATTGATGGTGTAGTAGGCGCAGCATTGGTAGCCAACTTAACACCTACGTTATTATTTAGATATATGGCCATACTTATTCCTCGTCTTTCTTAGTTTGTGCAGTTGGTTTTGGTGCGTCTTTAATTTGGCCTATCTTTTTTAGAAAGGCTAAGTCTTCTTCGTGTGTACTCATTTTAACTCCAGCTCGTTAGGATTGATACTGTTATTTCTGATGTTAATAAATCTCCACTTGCCGCACTTGTTATAGCTGGAGCGGAGACACTTGATATATTCATAACTAAAGATGATGCTGCTAATTTAGTTACTACTGCTACTATAAAATCTTCCATACCTTTTAGGTTGCCTTGATTGTCAAATGCTGGTACTGCCATTAAAATTCTAAAATTAGCCAGTGGTGATAGTGTTATCTGTGTGTTATTGCTTGGCACTAAATACGGATCACTAGGTGTAACTACTACGCTGTTAGCCAATAATGTAGCTGGTGGGTATGAGAATACTGACCAGACACCTGCGTTAGTTAAAGCTGTTGCAAGTGTGCCACGGAGTGTAGTTACGGCAGCCATTAGCCTACCAGTGATGCTGGACTTGAATACGGCTGGATGAGGCCACGCACTCGGTTAATCAGCTGATAACCCATCCGATAAGGGCTAGCACTGACCCCATCCATACCGACCCCACCAGTCTGGCTTACTTGTCTTGCTTGCCAGATGTCCACTGCAATTATCATCGCAGCTTCTCGTATTGCAGGGGTGCTCGCATAAGATTGGGTCTTGTGTTCTGGGCCTCTTGCGTTGCCATAAGGTACTACTTTATGAAAATTTTGATTAGCTGCTGTTTTTGCATATTGCACAAATGAATAACCATTAGGGTAATTGGCTTGGCCATATTGATACATAAATACTGGAATTAGATTAGTAGTGCCTGTGCTTGGCGGTATTGTGCCAGTGATTGTGTAAGTGCCATTAAATGTTGAACCACAAGCGCTTACTACTATTTG